GTGCCAACACCACCGCCTCCGGCGGCGTCCCCCCGCAGACCGTCATCAGCGCGGCGCTGAACTGGATCCAGGCGCGCGGCAACGGATTTCTGGTCCTGGACACCCCCTCCGTCCCGGCCCCCGCCGACTCCAACACCGCCGCGTCCACCTACATGCTGCTCCTGCCTGCGGCCACACCACCCGGCAGCTACCAGCCCGCGACCGCCTATGCGGGGGTGTATGGGCCGTGGCTCCAGCTGGCGGATCCGGCCGGCACCTCGTCCTCCGCGACGCGAATGCTCGCCCCGGGCGGTTCCGTGATGGGTCAGTTCGCGAAGGCGGACGCCGACATCGGCCCCAACCAGGCGCCGGCGGGCACCGGTTACGCGGTCATCGGTGCGGTAGGCGTCGAGCACGTCTTCAGCAGCGATCAGCTGGACACGCTCAACGTGAACGGTCTCAACGTGATTCGGCCGATCCCGGGCGCCGGCTACTGCATCATGGGGGTGCGCACGATCAAAGCGGGGATGCCCGACCGGTACATCCCGATCCGCAGAATGTTGACCTACATCGAGCAAGTCCTGATCGACGCCACCCGGTTCGCCGCCTTCCGGCCCAACGGTCCGAACCTCTGGCAGAAGATCTCGGGCATCGTCACCCAGAAGCTCACCACGTTGATGATGTCCGGCCAGCTCGCCGGCACCGTCCCCAAGCAGGCGTTTTTCGTGGTGTGCGACAGTTCCAACAACACACCTGCCACCGTGGCAAACGGCGAAGTTCATCTCACTGTTGGCGTCGCACTCCAGGCCCCGGCCGAGTACATCGTCATCCAGATCTCCCAGTACCAGGGCGGAGTCTCCGCCGCCACCAGCACCCTCCCCAACGGCTAGCGCGAGGTGATCCATGGTTAACCCGACCACCCGACAGCAGCCATCGTTCTCACACATACAAACGGACCCGCTTAGGAATTTCAAGTTCCAAGCATTCATCCACCACGCGGACTTGAGCGACCGGCAACCCCAGATGGGGTTCATGTCGATCTCCGGCCTGTCCATCACCACCGACGTCGTGGTGTACAGACAGGGCGGCATGAACACGACCACCCAGAAGATGCCCGGTCAGTCCGACTTCGCACCCATCACCCTGTCGCGTGGCCTGATCGTCGGCGACAGCGACATCTTCCAGTGGGTCCAGCAGATCTTCATGGTCATGCAAGGCGCCGGAGGAAACAGTGGCCGGGACGAGTTCCGAGCCAACATCGACATCTACCTCCTCGACCACCCCGTCACCACCCAGGACGTCACCTACAAAGCGGGCTGGCGCATCTACAACGCCTGGCCCACCAGCCTGGCATTCGGTGACCTCGACGCTGGCGCAAACGGAGTCGAACTCCAGCAGCTGACCCTCGCGCACGAGGGGTGGGACTTCCGCATCGCCTCCACCTACGGACCCGACGGACAGATCGAACCCTTCCAGTAACCCGACCTTGAACAAGGACAACACATGGCCCAACAGCTCCCCGACTTCGACTCGTTCGGGACCTCCGCAATCAGCGGCCATCGATCCCCCGAGCAGGCGATGGCCGCCAGTCAGGCGGTCCTGGCCGCAGACCGGCAGGAAATCGAGCCCCAGATCGCCCCGCCGCCCGACCTCCTGGTGGAGCTGGAACAGGGCATCCTGCGGGACGGCCGCCGGCTGCGGGATGCCGAGGTACGCGAGCTGACCGGCGAGGACGAGGAAGCCCTGGCCCGGATCGGGACCAACTGGCACCGAATCCTGGACGCCCTCATCCTGCGCGGCGTGCGGAACGTGGGCGAGGAACCAATGAGCCGGAAGGTCGCCGACGAGCTGCTGATGGGCGACCGGGAGGCACTCATTCTCGCCGTCCGGCGCGCGACCTTCGGAGACTTCGTGGAGTTCGAGGGCCTGCCATGCCCGCACTGCGGTGAGGCCGTCGACCTCTCCCTCAGCCTCGACGACGTGCCGATCGTCCACTTGGCGGACCGGGAGAGCACCGAGTTCGAGGTGCCCTTGCGCAAGGGGGCAACCGCCGTCGTCCGACTCCCGACCGGACGCGACCAAAACGCCGTCGCCAGCCTGAAGGACGCCACCACGGCGCAGCAGAACACCGAGATGCTGCGCCGGTGCCTGCTCCGGGTTGAGTCCCCCGACGGTGGCGTGACACAGGGTTCGTTGGCTGTGGTGCGGTCCATGTCGATGTCGGACCGGCTGGCGGTTTTGGAGTTCATGGCGGTGACGCAGCCGGGGCCCCGGTTCAATCAGGTGATGTTCACGCACCAGACGTGTGGGCAGGAGGTACCGGTGCCGCTCAGTCTGGCGATCCTGTTTCGCGGACTGTGACCATGCTGCCGCGTACCGGGATTTCGAGTTCCTCACCCGCTGCTACCCGTGGCCGCTTTCCGAGGTGAAGCGGTTGCCCATTCGGGAGCGGCGACACTGGGTGCGGAAAACGGCTTGGTTTCGGCAGCAGAGCTGACATTTTGTCATTCCTTCTAGAATTTTTACGCGGGTTGAAGAGAGAAGGTGGCGACCGTGGCTTTTCTTGCACCTCTTGCTGAGGCCGGTGCTGCGGAGGCGGCCGGCGGCGCTGCGGCTGGTGGAGCGTCGGCAGCCGGGACGACCGGCGGCGGTTTCGTTGGCCGCGTCATGTCGGGGCTGCAGTTCGGTGGCGCCAAGTCCCCTGCGTCCGCCGCCGGACAGCAGCCCTCGGCCTCATCGGCGCCGGAGTCCGAGGCGCAGCGGGCATGAGTACGCCGCCGTCCAGCGGGCGCATGGCGCATTTCATGCAGGGCGCCACCGCACACCTTGCTGTTGGTCAGACCTCGCACGTGGCGCAGACGGCGCAGGCGCATCACGAGGCGATGGCGGCTGAGCATGCGCGGCTGCGTGGTCACCACGAGCACCTCCAGGAGCAGGGCCAGCATCGGGTGTCGGAGCAGCGGGAGGCGGGGCGGAAGGCGGTGGCGAACGCCGAGAAGGCGGCGACGGCGAACCCGAAGGCGAAGAAGGCTGCGGCGGCGCGGTTCACGGCGGAATCGACGCATACAACCAATCGTGATGAGCACCGCATGAACATGGCGGCGCATCAGCAGGCGCTGCACCACCAGCGGATGGCGAAGGCGGCGCTGGCGGACGAGAAGGATAAGAACCCCCGGTCGAGGGCGGCTCGGCAGGCGCACAAGGCGGTCAAGGCCGCTGGCCGGCGCGTGCTGGGAAGTTCGGCGCAGATGGCGAAGTCGGGTGCGGCGACTGCGCGTTCGGGTGTGTCGCTGGATACGGCGAAGCGAGCGCACGCCGAGGAGGTTGCCAAGGGCCGGTCGCATGTGGCGGAGATCAAGGCGAAGTCACGGGCGGAGGACGAGGCCGCCAAGGCGCACGTCACGAAGACCACGGCGAGCTCGGCCAAGCGCGTGAAGGCTGCGGCGAAGAGGACGCGGGTCGCGAAGCAGGCGGCCTCGATGGCAAAGAGCGCAGCGCAGGGTGCGGAGAGGGCTCGGGAGAAGCAGGCGAAGACGCAGAAGGCCCGTGCCCGGGATCTGAAGCGTGCGGGCCGGATACTGGAGACGGCGCACCGGTCGGATGTTCGGCGTGAGCAGCACACGCGGGCGCGGATCGCGGCTGCGGGCAGGCACGCCTTCGCACTGGTCGGGAAGTCTCACCACGCCGCTGTCGCCGCGAACGCGTCCCAGGTGACGGTGCGCTCTGAGGCGCGGAGGACATAGTGGCGACACCACCCCCGCCGAATCCGGGCGGCTCGAACCTGGCCAACGGGACGATCCTTGGAACTCGCGCCTTTCAGGCTGCTGTTGACGAGTTCAAGGGCGCCGTGGATTCCCTCAAGACTCAGGCCGCACGGGCGGGGAGGGCTGCCTCCTCCTACCTGGGGTTCGGTGGCAGCACCGCTGGAAGCGGAGGCGTGGGCGGCCAGCCCACGATGGGCTCCTCCCCGAGCGCCCAGGCCCAGCTTCAGGCGGCCGGGCTGCTGCGGACCTCGACCTCGTCCCAGCCCACGCTGCGGCAGGCAAGCTCGAATCTCCACCAGTTCGCATACGGCCTCTTGGGGGGGAACCTTGTCAACCGGCCGGCCGCACCGCCACCTGGTGCCGGGCCTGTCACCCGGGGGCGTGTCGCGCAGGTCGGCGGGCAGCTGGTCCGGGCTGGCGCGCAGGTAGTCGGCTCGGCGGTCGCGGGATACATGGGGAGCCAAGGTGACTACGCGACCGCGCTGGATGCTTACACGCGGCAGAATGCGCTGTGGAATCCGACGAACGGCCTGTCCGGGGGCCAGCTCGCGGCCTCCTATGGGCGGACGGTGCAGCAGTACGGCGGCCAGTACTGGGGCACCAGCCCGTCGGATTTCCTCGGCGCATCACTGACGATCGGCCAGCAGGCGTACTCCCAGAACTACGGGCGGTTGATGACGGCCGCCTCCAGCGTAGCGATGCTCAACCCCGGTATGGGGATGCAGGAAGCCGCCCGGATGCAGGGGGTTTTCGGTACGGCGCGGGCGTTCTACGGCGCTCAGATGTACGGGCTGACGACGCCCCGGTTCGCCGGTGGTGGCCAACGAGCGCCGATGGACACGATGAACTCCCTGGCTAACCGGGTGAACGCGAACATCGGCGGCTTCCAGAATCTGTCGCAGGCTGCGTTCAGGGCCGAGATGGCGCAGGGCGGGTCACTTGCGACGTCCCTGTCCGCATTCGGTGAGCAGATCGGCATGTCGGGTCAGCAGCAGCAGGCCACCGCGAACGTCTGGGCGGCCGAGAACAAGCTCACCTCGCCCACCGGCAAGGGCCTCGCGCGGATGACGCTCTCACAGGCCCAGGAGCTGCTGGACTCGGCCGCTACGGGCCCGGAGAGTGCTCAGGGCCAGGCCGCGCTCAAGACCTTGAACGAGTACGGTTTCGGGGACACCCTCTCGCAGGCGAAGGACCTTCTTCAGGGGCGCCAGGCGAACGGCTACTTGTCGGACTCGGCGGACTACCTGGACGCGGCGAAGGCGTCGGCGAACACTTTGAGCGACATCTACTCGCTGCTGCAGAAGTACCTCGGCAGCAATCTGGCGGGCGTTTCCGGCGCCTACCAGCACGGTGGTGCGCTCGGTGCTGCGGGCTATGCCCTCGGCGGCGGAGACAAGGTCGACACGAGCCGGCACCCGGGCCTGCTCGGCGGCGCGGCGAACATGCTCTCCAACATCGGGCAGGCCACCACCAAGCCATTCAACCCGCTAATGGACTGGGTGTTCGGGCCGCCCAAACAGAGCGCGAAGGGGCGCGCGGGCCAGGCCGACACCCCACTGGTGCCCCGCCAGAACGCGGCCAAGCCGTCGGGGGCAGGCGGCGGTGCGGCTGGCGGTACGGCGTCGTCGGCGCTGGAGTTCGCCACACAGCAGCTCGGCAAACCGTACGTGTATGGCGCCAACGGCCCCGATGCCTGGGACTGCTCCAGCTTCGTGCAGGCAGCGTGGCGCGCGGGCGGAGTGGACCTGCCGCGCACCAGCGAGGAGCAGTCCACCGTCGGCGCTTTGCTGGACTCGATAGCCGACGCCCAGCCCGGAGACCTGCTTTTCTACGGAAGCCCCGGCAGCGCCGGGCACGTCGGCATGGTCGTTGGCCCGGACACCTACATCGCCGCCCCGCACACCGGGGACGTGGTGAAGTACGGCAAGATCAGCGCGAATCCGTCGTGGAAGTTCGCGCGGCGCGTTGCGGCCGGCGGGATGCCGGTCACCGACAACCTGGGTGGCGGTGTGCCCGGGAACGCGAAGAAGACGCAGGGGACATCTGTAGCCGGGGGTGCGAGCACGTCGTTGGCCGGTGCGCACGCGGAGATCGAGGCTCTGGCCTCCGCGCTGTCCGGCGGTGGCGGTGGCGGCGTGTGGGCGGCGAGCGCCGGGGACTCCCCGCCTGCGCAGAACTCTACGGCGGGGAACTCGGCCAGCAGCCCGGCTGGGGTGGATACGGGTGACTACAACTGGGGTGAGATCAAGGGAAAGTACGGCACGATCCCGGCACCCCCGAAGGAGACTCGGGACGCGATCTCGGGCGCGATGGCGGTTACGGGTGTCTCGGGTTCGGCCTGGGCGCGTGGGCTGACCGTAACCTCTTTCCGGGAGTCCGGCTACAACTCCCGGGCGGACAATGATTGGGACTCGAACGCGCGGGCTGGCGATGACTCACGCGGGCTATTCCAGACGATCATGTCGACGTTCGAGGCCAACCGGGTCAGGTCGTTGCCGGACGACATTTTCAACCCGGAGGCGAACGCGGCTGCGGCGATCAACTACATCAAGCGGACCTACGGGGGCATCGGCAACGTTCAGCAGGCCAACCCCGACCTGCCGCCGCACGGCTACGCCATGGGGGCCTGGGATGTCCCGACCACGCAGAAGGCCGAGCTGCACCCCGGCGAGATGGTGATCCCCCAGACCGCCGCGACGGCCATGCGCCAGGCACTCATGGACCGGCGGCTCGGCGTCGGCCAGGCCGGCGGCGGCGTGAATATCAACTTCAACCCCGGCAGCATTACCGTGCACATGCCCTCGACGTCGAGCGAGGGCGTGAAGTCGGCTGCGAAGGGCTTCGTCGACTTCATCGCGGCTGACGACCGGATCAAAACGCTGATGGGAGGCTGGTGACCAAGTGAGCGCCGACGTCACGATATCGTCTGCGACCCCGAACAGTGGTCCCCGCAGCAACAACAACTTCGACCCCCGGATATGGCGGTACGCACCTACCGCCATCGTGGACGACCCGAATTACTCCGGGCTTGCCCGGGGCTACATCGAGTCCGCGTCGATGGTCATGGGCAGTCAGAGGTCACCGACGAACCCTCAAGGGTCGTACTCCCTATCCTTCTTGTACAACCCGTCGACGGTGTCGGTGAGCCACTCTCTCAGTGCCGGCGAGCAGATGATCCCGCCCTACTTGCGGCAGGCCACCGACACCGGCATCCCGCTGCGCACCTCAGGGGGCGGCGTCTCCTTCTCGCTGCTGTTCGACCGGACGTATGAGGTTTGGTCTGGGCGGAGCGGGGATCTCGCGCATGACCTCGGTGTCCTGCTGGATGTCCACGTCCTGTACGGGCTGACGGGAATCACCACACCGTTGTCCAGCAACCAGGCTGCGCAGCTGGGCGCTCCGCTGCTGGGGCCGCCTTCGGGCGTGCCGGGCTCGCCGTACGGCACCGGTGCGACGTCGACTGGTTCGGACTCCGCCAGTTTGCAGAACGCGCTGAGTGTGACCCCGAATGCGGTGACCGGGACTATGCAGATGTATCCGGTGTGGGCCGTTTTCGCGGCTGTCTCCGGGGTGTACACCGGTGGCTCGGCGCAGGCTCTGCCCGATATCTCGCTGATGCGGTACTTCGGCTACATCTCCAGCATCAACGTCGAGTACACCCATTTCAGTCAGAGGCTGGTCCCGTTCCGCTGCGCGGTGGGGATCAGCCTGCAGCTCATGGCCTCGGCCGGGTACCAGTAGGGGCGGCGTTGTGATCTCCAGAACCTCCCGTTACCAGACCAACGCTCTGGCGACGTTCGTCGACCGCCACGGCAACGCGCAGATCGGAATCGTGTACCAGCCCCCGACGGCACAGCGCCTGACGGTGCGTGACTACCGGTGGAGGGATTCCGACCGTGTGGATACGGTCGCCTACCGGTACTACCAGGCGGAGGACGCCTGGTGGATGTACGCACGGGCGAATCCGCAGATTCTGGACTGGACACGGCCCTCCGCCGGCACGGCGGTGATGATCCCCAGTGGCATGGCGTAACGTCTACCGGCCGCACGCGCGGGTCGACGCCCCGGTTCTGGAGAGCTCGTCCTGGGTCGGCGAGATGGCCGTATGGATGGCCGAGGGCGCCCATCAGGTCGTCGAGCTGACCGTCCATCATGTCCTCGGCATGGGCGTGCCCTCGCAGAGCCTGCGCAGCCTGGCCGGCCCGATCTGGCCGGAGAACACGCCCGTGCATGTCCGCTATGGCTGGTGGGCTGACGACAGCGGGGATTTCTACGGCTACGTGGTCTCGTCCAAGGTGCTGGCGTCTGAGCGTGACGTCACCTTCGGGCACGCGGTCGTCCTGCCGGTGGTCTACACCATGGTCGGGGCATCGATGCCGATGCAGTCGCGGCAGAACCGGGTCTGGTCAGACGTCACCGCGTCGTACGTCGCCCGGGAAATCGGGTCCTCCTTCGATTTCCAGACGGCGGTGGACACCAGCGCGGCCCGGTTCCCCAGCCTCATGCAGCGCGCCTCCGACTGGGAGTTCCTCGTGGACCTGGCGAACCGCGTCGGCTACCGGCTTTTTGTTGACGGCACGACCCTGTGGTGCGTCAGCCGCTCCACCGTGATGCCGACGGCGGACGGCTCGATCCCCACGTTCTGGCAGTACAAGGCCCCGGGCGCGGTCTCGTCGATCCGGGAGTTCACCTCGACCGTCGGCGACACCGACCCGGCCGGCGGGGTCCGCTCCATCTACCAGACAGCGGGGTTCAACCGCTCTTCTGGCGTCACCACCGCCGCCACCTTCGCGATGCCCCGCGCCGATGTGCGCGGCGACCCGGTGCGGCCGGTGATCCGGCGGCAGTACGACGACCGCCCGGCGCACGACTACGACGAGGCCGCGACCTTGCTCGCGGGTGACACCGTGTATCTGTGGGCCGAGGCGCGGGCAGTCGTCAACGGAGACCCGAGACTGCGGCCCGGCTGCGTGGTCGACCTGCGCGGGGACGGCATCGGCGCCCAGAACTCGGGCCTGTGGATGGTGCGCTCCGCCTCGCACCGCATCGTGGTCAGTCACGCCGACCCGCGTCAGAGCGAGTACACGACCACGCTGGTCCTCGGCCGTGACGATGCCGCCGCGCTGCAACTGCCGGTGCAGCCGACGTTCCGCAGGCCGTCGCCGACGGTTCTGGTCAGCAACCGGTGGCGGGCCCAGACGGTAGGGAGCCTGTAGTGGCCGGACAGCTGTGGGGGACGTACGCAGCAACGGTCGTGGAGGCGTACGACCCGGCCGGGCAGGGCCGGGTCAGACTGGTGGTGCCGCAGGTGCACGGCACCTCGGTCACGGGCTGGGCGCGCCGGGCCTCGGCCGGCACGGTGAGCGCCGGGGACCAGGTGTACGTGGCCTACGACGGCGGTGACGAGAACTACCCCATGTTCTGGCCTGCCAGCGCGCCGCCGCAGCCAAGTCCCAGCGCCATCGGGGCAGCGGTGGCGCCGGGGCCGTGGGCAACCCTGACCCTGGCGGCCGGCTGGGCCAACTCCACCGGGGGTGCGGATGCACCCGTGTCCGTGCGCTGGCTGGGCAGCACGGATGTCCAGCTGTGCGGGGTCGCCGCCTACACCGGGGGGACAGCCCTGACGGCTGGTGTCTACTACACGGTGGCCAACCTCCCCCGGGGCATGGCTCCTGGCGTGAACTTCAACGAGGCAATCGCGGTGTCCTGGGACAGCGGCCAGACTTTCGCGACGGCACGCTGCCAGGTGGCCGGCGGTACGACGGCCCTGCAGATCTATTTGCCGCAGACGGTGACGCTCCGCTGGGTCGCTTTCGACGGGTGCCTGATGAGGGTGGTGTAACAATGGTGGCGATGACGATCCCGTTCGCGATCGATTCGACTGGCGGTGTCGCACAGACCGATGACCTTTGGCGTCAACTCCTCGATAGAATCCAGGCGTTGGTCGGCACGCAGCTGGGGGAGCGTGTGGCCCGCGCCGACTACGGGGTGGACTCGGCCGGGCTGCTGTTCACCTCGGACCAGCTCGCGAGCGCGCGGATGCAACTGGCCGTGCGGGACGCGGTGGCGGCATGGGAGCCCAGCGCGCGCGTCACCTCGATCCGTGCGAATGTGAACGACCAGCTCGGGCTCGTGGGCATTCAGGTCGAGATCGCCCCGAACGACACGCCGGGTCTGGAGAGTGCCAACAGTCGAATCGTTCAGATCGGCGCCGACGGTACCGTCAGTTCCCTCGGCGTGTAGTGATTAACACCCCCGCCGCAGTACTCGTACAATACTTCTCGACTGGCCAGCACTCGTCTCATATCCGTTACCGCCGGCAATTACGGATATGGGGTGGGCTCAGTTGGTGGATCCGGGGATTATCGCGCAGATCGACTACACATCGCGCGACTACGTCGGCTACCGCACGAGCCTCCTCGACCACGCCACGCGGGTCCTGCCGACGTGGACGTCCCGGTCGCCAGCCGACTTCGGCGTTGTCATGGTCGAGCTCTTTTCGTACCTCGGCGACGTCATCAGCTTCTACCAGGACCGCATCCAGCAAGAGTCCTACTTGGCGACTGCCACGCTGCGCTCCTCTGTCATGGCGATTGCGCAGCAGCTCGGGTATGTCCCCTACACCGCGCAGCCCGCCTCCGGATCGGTGGCGTTCTCGGCAACCCCCTCGCTGCAGACCCCAGTCGTGGTGCCGGCCGGCACGCGTGTGATCAGCGCCCTGCGGCCCGATCTCGACGCGCCCGTGGTCTACGAGACCCAGGCGGATGTGACGGTACCCGCGTACACCACGCCGGTGGCGACGGTCGCGGTGCCAGTGCTGGAGGGCCGCACCCAGGGCTCCCGGCCGGTCACGCTCTACCCCTCCACCCAGACGTCCGCTGCGGTGACCCTGAACGTGGAGGATCTCGGCACCTCGAACGGGGCGCAGGGCCAGGCGTTTCCTCTGGCCAAGACCCCGGCGCTGCTGAACACGGTGCGCGTGGTCCTGGACGACGGGGTCGGCGGCACAGAGTGGACCCAGGCAACCGACTTCCTGCTGGCGCTCGCGGCCGACCAGATCTTCACCGTCCACACGGACGACTCCGGTGTGTCCTGGGTGACCTTCGGTGACGGCACCAACGGCGCGATCCCGCCGAACGGCATGCGGGTCACCGCGAGCTATCGCACTGGCGGCGGCGTGTACGGCAACCTGCCGGCCGGCTCGATCACCGATCTGGCCACGGCCATTCCCGGAGTGCAGATCGCGGCCGTGGGCGGCTCCTCCGCCATGACGGGCGGCGCGGATGCCGAGTCGCTGGACCAGATCCGTGTCAACGCTCCACGAGCATTCAGGGTGCAGGGCCGCGCTGTCGCCTTGGCCGACTACGCCGATCTCGCCCTCAATGTTCAGGGGGTCGCGGACGCGAAGGCCGTCGGAACCTCCAACACGTCGGTCGCGGTCTACGTCATCGGCCCGAACAACACTCCGCTGTCCCAGTACCAGCGAGACACGACTGCGGCCTACATCCAGCCGCTCTCCCTGGCCGGCGTGACCGTCACCGTCTACAACGGGACGCTGGTGCCGATCAACATCGGCATGAGCATCGATCCGGTGCGGATCGGCGTACTCCCCCGCTACCGCCGCCAGAACGTCATCCTGGCGGTCACTCAGGCGATCCAGAACCAATTCGCCCCCGGTGTCGTGGGATTCGGGGCCCGGGTCTCCCTGTCGCACCTGTACGAGACCATCCAGTCCACGCCGGGCGTCGACTGGGCGACGATCGACGTCGTCTCACGCAACGACCTGCCGGCGACCGGCACGGCGGACATCCTGTGCCGGGACTGGGAGATCCCCGTCTACGGGAACGTCTATCTATCGGCCGTCGGCGGAGTCTAGGAGCACCTGATGCCTGCTGTGTACCCGGTATCCGTCAAGACGTTTGCCGTAAGAACCGACACCGTTGACACCGTCTTCGCCTCCAACGTCAACGACGTGCAGAACGAGATCCAGGCGGTCGAGCAGACGCTGGGCGTCAGCCCGCACGTGTGGGCCGGGGCACCGGTTGGTCGACCCCTGTCCGCGCTGGCGACGACCACCCCGTTTCAGGCGGCCACCTACACCTCGGTCGGCGCCCGCCTGGACGCGGTCCAGACCCAGGTCGCGGCCCTGACACAGATCGCCAACCAGCAGCTGTACCCGGTGAACGCACCGCAGCAGCCTGCGGCCACCATCCAGTGCACCGGGCAGATGACGACACCCGGTGTCGGCGCCTGGCAGCCCTTCCTGTGGAGCGGAACCTCCTACGACCCTGCCGGGATGTACCAGGGCGGCGCCGACGTCCTGTGCCCGCAGTCGGGCTGGTACCAGGTGTCCGTCTCGGTATGGGTGCCGGTGGCCCAGGTGGTGGGCCTCCACCACGCGAACGCCCGCGTCCTGGTCAGCGGGGCCGAAGTCGCCACCGGCGCCTCCCACGCCCAGCCCGGCACGGTCGACACCCACCGGGTGAGCGTGAGCTGGGGCGGCCCCTGGCGCGCCGGGCAGACCCTGCAGGTCCAGGTCTCCCACGCGCCGGCCGACGCGAACAACACGCAGCTGCTCGCACTGGCCACGCTCTCCCTCTCCTACCAGCGCTCGATCAGCTGAGGCGCCCGTGGCGATCTACGGACTCGACCTCTACGGCAAATCCACCTACGGCGCACCCCCGCCGGCCGCGTTCGACGCCTCTCCGATGGTCGCGGCGCAGACCGGCCACGGGGTTCTCCAGATCACCTGGGCGACCCCCCGGCAGGCGTACAACTCCTCGGTGCCGCTGACCTGGTCGCGGCTGCGCCTGGTGCGCAACGCGTGGGGGGTACCGGACGCGGAGGACGACGGTTGGATCTGCGTGGACGTGACGGCGGGCGACGGCACCGTCAACAACCCTCCACAGTTGGTGAATTCGTTCGTCGATGCGGCCGTCGTCCCGGGCAGGTACTACTACTACGCGGTGTTCGTCGCCGCGACGGTCAGCGCCTACTCGGCGACGGCGACATACCAGCCCGGCGACCTGGCCGCGTACGGCGGTCAGAACTGGCAGTGCCTGGCGGTGAACACCACCGGGGTCACGCCCAGTTCGACCTCGCCGCAGTGGTCGTCGACCAACGTGACCACGCCCTGGTACCGATGCGGCAGCGGGTGCGTCGGCCTGGTGGTGCCGGACGCCGGATACGGCCAGCTGCTCTACGACCTGGTCCCGAGGCCGTACAAGGTGGCGACCGTGGAGACCACGGCATCCGAAGTACCCGTGAATACGGACCTGTTGAGTTTCCTGTCGGTCTTCGGTTTCCATTTCGACATCGTCAAGGCCGAGAACGACGCGCTTGTGCATCTCAACGACATCACCGCCTGCACTGATCGCCAACTGTCTCTCATAGCCCAGCAGCTGGGGATCGCCGGCCGGCTGCCTGCCCTGCCGGCACTGCGCCGGGCCTACGTACGCGACGCGATGGCCATCCAGCGGGGATCGGGAAGCGCGGGGGCCGTCGCCCAGCTGGTCCGGGACGTGACCGGGTGGAACGCGGATGTGGCCGTGGGCTACAACGAGCTGCCGACCATGGATGCGGCGGCTTTCGCCAGCACCAGAGCCCAGCCCTGGAATTCGGCCCTGCAGTACGTCTCCGCCTACACCGGGGTCGGAGACCTGGTCACCTACCAAGGGAGCGTCTACCAGGCCGTCAACGGCACCGTCGTGTACCCGCTGTACGGCATGCAGAGTTCGGTGACGGCCACCGGCAGCAACAGCACGTACTACGTCCGCGATCCGGCGCTCGGCCCCATCGACCTCGGGTACGCCTGGTGGCAGAACGCGCACGTGGGCGACACGCTCACGGTGACGTTCACGGTGACACAGCCGCCCCAGAGCGCCCAGTTCCAGCCCATGGCGGTGTGGTCAGCTCAGCTGATGCTGCAGTTCTACATGGACCCGAGCTGCGGCATCGTCTCCGTCGCGCTCAACGGCACTCCGATTCCCAACTTCGCCATCGACCTGTACGCGCCCACACGCCAGCTGGGCCCCGTGATCCAGGTGCCGGGTGCCGTCAGCGCGGGCACCAACAGGATCACACTGACGGTCACCGGACGGGACGGCGTCTCCTCCGGATGCGACGTGCTCTGGGCCCACATGCTCGTCGTTCCGTTTAGCGGCCTCAACATCGGCATCACACCGAGCCCGACAAGCGCGTTCTGGAGCGTGGTGCCGCCTGGGTCGCTCATCGACTCCGATACCCTGCGCACCTGGCTGACCGACGGCCAGTCCGTCTGGAACTTGCAAGATCCGGCCGGGGTCATCAACGCCCGCGCCGACAATGACCGCGCGAGCACGACGACCATGCCCTGGGGCGTGGTGCCGTACGGGGCCGCCGTCGGTTCCGGCAGCCCCGGTCCCGGCAACTCCCTTGCCTACACCCTCCCCTCGGGCGCGACAGGCACCGGCTCCGTCTCCCTGTACACAGGCGGCGGCGTCCAAGCCGGCTACTGGAACAACACCTCGGGCCCGGCCATCACCAAGATCTACCAGGCCGGGCAGCCTGCCGCCCTCGGCCAGTACACCGGTGAGCAGCAGGCCATCTACACGGCGCTGACCTACACGCGCGGTGACTACCCCCCGGCCTCGCCGACGAAGTGGCGCATCACGTCGCTCGCCAACAACCTGCAGTACGAGCCGTCCATCGTCCAGAGCCAGACCGTCCCGGTCGCTGCCCCGCCCGTGTGGTATCCCTACAAGGGGTACCAGTTCGGTGATGTCGTCTCGTGGAACGGGCATCTGTACCAGGCCGCTCAGCCGACCCAGGTCAACGCACCGACCGGTCTGGACACGGACAATCCGTGGTGGCGGTGGCTCGGGCCCGAGACCCAGAACGTCACCTTCAGCATCTACCACTACCGGACCTCGACCGCCGCCGGGCAGAACGTCCGCCTGGAGCTCGACTGGTTCGACCAGACCGGCACCTACCTCGGAAACGCGACCGTCAAGGACGCCCGCCAGCTGCTCCTTGACCGGTTCGAGGTCGACAACTACACGTTCCCGGCCAGCAGCGGCGGAGCACCGGCCGGTTGGACGACGCCGCAGCCGTGGCAACAGGGCACCGGCGCCCCCTGGGTGTGCGACTGGGGCAGCTGGACGTCGAACACCGGCGTCGGCTTCCCCTCCGCCTGGACTCGGGCATCCGGCACCGGCACCGCCACCAATGTGTCCGTCATGCAGGCCGGCCGGGCGCTTTTCTTCAAACGGGACTGGGTGTACTCGGGCCCGAACGGCGACACCGTATACGCCACGTTCCGCAGCCAGCCAGTGGACACCAGCGGCACGCCCGGCGGCCCGTACACCATGGAGCACGGCATCGTCGTGCGCTACGGCGGCGGCCAGTACATCCTCGCCTCCCGCGACCGGCTCACCTGGGCCAAGATCACCTACGACGCCAACAGCCAGCCGACCGGCGGCCTGACCGGAGCGAACCTCTCCGTACTCGCCACCTGGACACCCCTCGCGGACGGCACTCGCATGCGTGTCAAAGTCAGCCCCACCCAGATCACCGTCGAGGCCATGACGAGCGCCACCCCGGGAGCCTGGACGCAGCTCGCCAACGTCACCAACAACACCAACAACACCCAAAACGGGATGGGATTTTTGGAGCGGGTCCGGCCATGACCACCTTCACCCCGCTCGCGATGGCGGGAAACTCGACCAGCAACGGCGCATTCAACCCCACACGGCTGCAACTGCTCCTGCTCTCCGTCTCGGGAAACTCCACCAGCAGCGGAGCGGTCACCCTCACCACGAGCTCCGTTGCCGGCGCGTTCGACGACTTCGGCGTCACCCCCTGGATCCCAGGCTCCGAGTACACGGATCCCGCGCTCAGCCACGTCGTCAACAGCACCGTCCGGGCAGGCGGTTCAGACCCGGTCAACCAGTGGGTCCGGCTGTCGATCACCGCCTCCGCACCGGCCCGCTACCCCGCGCAGGGCGGCAAGCTCTACAGCCGGGCAGCGTACGCAGGCGTCAGAGTCAGCTCCGACGCGATGCCCGCAGGCTCCACCCAGCAGGTCGCCTACGCCCAGATCGAAAAGACCCCGGGCACGGGCGGTGTCGACATCAACCGCGACCGGCCCGGCATCAACCTCCTCGACATCGAGCAGGCCAGCTACGAGGGCCGCTGCCTGTACACGCCCGACCTCACGGCCATCCCGACCGGGGCCAGCTACACCCGCAGCAGCGAGTCCGCCTCCTGCGGCCTCTACTCCGGCAAATACACCTACAACACACCGCCAGCGAACACCTACCAGACCGTCCAGGGCTGGAAGACGTACCAGACCGCTCGCGCGCAGCGGGCGACCTACGCGAACCTGCAGTTCGATGCGCCGCCGGGAGTCGCGGTAGGTCTCGGGCCCGGCCAGTCGACGTTCACGCTGTTGCCACGCGCCGGCGCGTACGCGCGGGTGACGGCCGGGACGTTCGTGGTCGCGGAGGTGTCGATCTCGATCGCCGCATTCTCCGCCTCCCAGACCGGTGCGGTGCGGCTGCTGGAGTACGACGCGAGCTACAACCTGCTGAAGTCGACGGACGGGCCGTACGCGACACTGACGGGCGGGAACACCTGGCAGCGGTTCCAGCTGCAGACCACGATCGGTGCTTCCACCGTATGGGCCGTCGTCGTCCCAGCGGTAAAGACCAGCGCGCCCGTCAACGCGATCACGTTCCGGGTGGACGAGCACCGGCTGTTCTCCCCGAGTACCGTCAGTCAGGCGGCGGTTGGGACAAGTCCGGCGCGGCCGTGGCAGCCGCCCCGCCAGCTGCTGATCCGCCTGTCACCGACCCGGATCAACTACTGCACCAACCCGAGTTTCACCAACAACACCAATGGCCTGAGTGCGGTCGTCCCGGTGGGGGCGGCGACCCCACAGATCTCGGTGTACACCGGGTCGAACTCCCTGGATGGGGCGAGTGCGTTGTTCAGTCTTGCCCCGTCGCTGCTGAGTGTCTACACCAGTGCAGGGACTCCAGGCTGGCAGGGGCTCGCGTCCGGTGAGAGCGGTGTGCCGTTTGTTTCGGGTCTGAAGCCGACCACGACGTACACACTGTCCGCCTACACGGCGGTCACAGCCGGCACGGTGCCGATCACGCTGTGGGTCTATGACGGCCGGGCCTGGATCCGGGGCACCACGTCGGCGCCGCGCGCGGCCGGGACTGCGCCGGTCTGGACGCGTCTCGCGGTCACATTCACGACCTCCGGTGATTTCCCCGGGCCGGCTCTGGTGCGAATCGGACAGTCGACGCGGGACATCGTGTACTACTACGGCCCCATCGCACCGGGCTCAGACCAAGCCGTCTGGCAGCAGACCAAGTCACCGGCAAATCAAGGAGCTTGGAGTCCGACGACCATCTACTCCAACATCACTCCTGATGTGGTCACGTACAACGGGGCGAACTGGGCCGCGATCCTCCCGTCGGGGCCGCGCACGAACGCGAGCACCCCCCAGCACAACTTCCTGGTCGACCGCGTCCTGGTGGAGCCGGGATCCACCCCAGGCGCCTACTTCGACGGGAACATGCCGAGCCTCGACTTCACCTGGGAGGGCACCCCAGGGAACTCCCGCTCGCTGTATTACCGGGGCCGGAGCGTGAATCAGTACCGTCTGGACCAGTCGATCCAACGCGCACTCCCACTCGGAGCGCAGTACCAGATCATCTACGCCCCGCCGTCATAGGCAGGTATGACCGTGACTCAGCTGATCACCATCGGGCTCGCCGTGTTCTTCACCTGGGACGCCCTCGCGCGCCCGCTGCTTGCGCTCGCCGCCCCCTACCTGCCGGATCCCGTGCGCACTGCCGTTCAGTACGGCGCGGTCTTCGGCCTGGCCTACGCCGCTCACCGCCTCGCGCCGCAGTGGCTCACCACCTCGCTCGCCACCGGCGCGGTCGTCGGCCTGGTCGAGCACCTCGTCCAGGCGCTGCGCCGCCGGAGTGGCGGAGAAATTCAGGCGGTCCAGCTGCGCCGCCGGGCGGGGGGCTCCTCGGGCTTCCCGTGGCCCTAGGGAGGCAAGGATCCTCACCCGAATAGTCCCATTTTAGGCCATTCGAGTGATATGTGAATCGAACGTCGTGTCGAGCGGTTCACGTGCCGCCGGGTGGGCCACGATCACAGCCATCACCCACCTCGCGTAACGGAGCATCACGTGACCACACGTCATGTCACCCTCGGAGTCATAGGCACCGGCACCGCCAGCACCAACCTCGTCCTCGACTCCCTCGTCGACCACTTCGAGCTCGGCCCCGCCGACGCCGACGGCTGCTACGCCCCCTCGACGACCTTCCGCATCCACCCCGTCCTCCCCGTCGGCGCCGAGTACTCCACGGACGCCCTCGTGGACGTCTGGGACTGGATGATGCGCGCCGACCTGCCCTTCACCGCGCTCTACAACGGCGCACCCGGCGGACGGTCCGAAGAAATCCTGGCCTCCGTACTGCGGGAGGAGGACATCCGGACGGTCGCCATCGTCTCCGAAGCACTGATCGACGCACTCGTGGCCGGACCGAACCCGCTGCTCCTGGTCCTGTCGGAAGACGGGGCGCTCGACGCGGAGGCCCAGGAGACCGCCGCGAACTGCCTGCGGGCCGACATCCCGGTGTACGACCTCTCCCGGGCAATGCTGGAGATCGGCTGGCGGGACCTGCCCGACCACGAGGCGCCACCGGAGCCGGAGGTGACGGAGCAGCCCGGCGGCCAGCTCGCCCTGGTGGTGGGTGATGGCCCGGATGTGGTCCTCTCCGCGTCGGAGGCGCAGCAGGTCCGCGAGGCCCTCACGATGATGGAGTCCGTGCTGTACCTGCTCACGACCGACGTGGCCTCCTACGCGACCTCGGCGGGCGCCAAGGTTCTGGCCGCACGGGCGGCGCTCGCCCCCAAGTCGGAGCCGGCCGAAGGGAAGGCCACCGGCAAGAAGTCTCTGGAGGTCTTCGATCCGGAGACCAACTCGTGGAGGCCGGCCGGACGGGGGCGCCCGCGCAAGGGCGTGCAGACGCGGTACGTGACCCGCTGACCTGCCGCGAGGGGGATCCCATGCCGTACGCAGTCGCGGTGGAGCACATCCTCCACCGCCTGCCCGAACGGGCCCGGAGCGCGTACACCGCGCTCGTCACCCACCCGCAGTCCCGGTTCGACGCCCTGACCGGCTGCTCCTGCGCGTACATCACCCAGGCGCAGCTCGCCGAGGAAATGGGTTGCTCACTGCGCACTGCCAAGCGCGCCGTCGCCGACCTCCAAGATGTCGGTGTGGTGAGGGTCTTGGCGTGGGCCGGGGCGACGACGGAGGTCATCGTACGGGTGACGGACATCGTGTTTGACTCCGCCTTCGGACCGGTGCAGCTTCACCTGGCGTCACTGACTGCTGATGAGCTGGCCGACCGCGCGATCCGACTGCTGATCAACCAGTGGGCCGCATTCGATGAGGAGTTGTCCCAGACCGGCACGGCTGACTGAGCAACTGACGCCGCAACTGGCACCTCAACTGGCACCCCGGGCGCGCGCACTAAAGCTCTAGCTCAAGCTCAAGCACCTGCTCAAGGACTAAAGAGACTTCGTCTCTTTAGATCCTGCAACCTTGACGGTTGCAGGTCAAAACCAGGACCTGTGAGGAACCACCGTGAAGCGCAAGCCCTTCGTTGACCCGGACGCCGGGCTCGACCAAACCGCCATAGCCCACTCCCTCATGGGACACCCCGAGAACGGGCAGAAAAATAGCTCTGCCGACCTGGAGGACGGTCAGCGGGCTCCGCAGCGCCTGAGCCGCTACCAGGTCCGCCAGCGCCTCACCAGGGGCCGCACCCCGCGACCGGACTCCGCGACCGGCCTGGCGGCCCACTTCCTCGACCAGTGCCCGGCCTACTCCTGGACAGCCGGCCTGGAGCTCGCCAACTTCCCCTCCGTGGTGGGGGTCTTCGCCGAGCTCCTCCGGGTCGGCGTGAGCGCCGAAATCTGCAGGGCCATGATCAAGCGCTACTTCGAGCTCCTCGACGGCAGGGCCCCAGACCGGGCCTACGTCTGGGATTTCAAATTCCGGCGCCAGGCACTCCTCAAAGCGGTCCGGGAGTCCGGCGACGGCATCGAGTCCGAGGACTACCAGGACTGGAACTCCCAGCCCCAGACCACCCAGGACGAGCGCGCAACTTTCGCCGCCTCCTGGGGTCTCACCGACACCACGGGGGCCTGATGCGCATCACCACCGACATGGACCCCGAGCGGGCCCTGTGGTCCGGCACCGGGATCCCCAAGCGCTACCGGCACCTGGGCGTCAACCACGCCCTGTTCACCAGCCGGGCCACCAGCGAGCTCGATGCCGTGACCGAGTGGCTGCGCTGCCTGCCCGAGCAGCAGCGGACCAACTCCGACGACACCCCCCTCCACCCCCAAACCTACGGCCAGGGCCTGCTCCTGGCCGGGCCACCCGGCACCGGAAAGACCACCACGGCCGCCGCCATCGCGTGCGACGTCCGCCGCAGCCTCCGAAGTGTGTACTACACCCGCTACCCCGACTACGTGGACCGCGAGCGCACCGTCATCGCCAACCGGGACGGCGCCAACCAGGAGCAGCTGTCGCAGGCGTACAGCGCGATCGAGCGCGTCGCGCAGTCGATGCTGGTGGTCCTGGACGACGTCGGCCACGAGCACCTCACCAGTAGCCGGTTCGCGGAGGACACCCTCGAAAAGATCCTGCGGAATCGTTTCTCCGCCGGTCGGCCGACGGTCATCACGACCAACCTGACGGGGGACCACTGGAGGGGCCGCTACAGCGCCGCTCTGCGCTCGTTCGTCGCCGAAGCGACGCGGCTCGTCCCGTTCCTCGGGGACGACCTGAGAGGTCGGGGCCATGCGTGACGGCGACATCTCCAACTCCCCGGAGGGGTCCGTTCTGTACGTCGTGTGGGAGGGTCTGATCGCCGTCCCGACCGAGCGGCACACGGCTACGCGGTTCCGGCGGCGGCTGCGGTTTCGCAGTCCCGCCAGGGCTCTGGAGCTGTACAGGACCAACGAAGCTGCGGTGCGGCAGATCTGGGCCCTGTGGGAACACGAGCAGCGGATCTCCGTGGTGACCTTCCTCGGCAACCGTGTTGCCGAGGCCCTGGCCGAGCGCCTGGCCG